AGATGTATTAGGTCAACAGCATCTTTATTATTTTCGTCAACGTATATAAATTCCATTACAAATCACCACAATTTGAATAAATCTCACATGACTCGCTATCAAACATTCTCAGTTGGTCGTTAACATCTAATGAGTCATCCCGTACAAATCCACCCCAATCTCTTGATTCTCGAATTATATCTTGAGTGCTTCTGTGATTTCTGAAGAATGTCCTATTTTTTGCTTTTGGGTCACGCTCAAATTCATAGCCTACTCTCCCATATTTTTCCTCCATTCTATCCATAAAGCCAAACTGAGTAACGTCTTCTTTTGCTAATTGGTACAGCTTAAAGTCTGACTTCTTCCAACACGTTTTACAGTTCCCTTGATAACCTTTTAATTCTAATCTAAACGGTTGTTTTGACCACCAGAAATTGACTTTTTGCTTGCTCATTGGAACGGATGTTATGAGTGGGTATATTATATTTCGGTCTTTTCTGCTTGATGAAATCCTATCAACCTCGTCTACTCGTATACCTATCGCAGTGGCAAACTTCTCTCCATTAAAAAGATCTTTCACATAAGACTCTATTGGGGCAAGTTTGGTGTCTCTAGTGCAAAAAGGATTGGGGTGGTTTGTTATGCCTAGCTTCTTAATCACATCTTCAAACGGCTCTCCGTTTCTTGATGCACTTTTAAAATTCACAACTCTATGTCTAACTCCCTTCCCTCTCTCTTGCGTAACTTTTGCCTCAACCCAAACGACCCCCAAGTTATATTCTTTGTCGCATTGCTCTGTAAATATTAGTGTCTGCTCGTTTTCCTGTCCAGTATTGGCAAATACAAAACAAATTTTTTCATAACCTAGATTTTTGTAGTGCCTCTTTAGCCATTGAGCCATGAACGCTGACGTTTCTCCACCCGAAAAAGATACTAGTAAATTTTTCATCTTAGCTCTGTTCTTATCTGTTCCTCTGCTCTCTTTTCTGCTTGTTCTCTTGTCATGGTTTTTCATTTAAGATTTCGTTCAACTTTTCGCATTATAACCCAATTCAATCTGAACCGCTTGTTGTTCCGTTGTCTTGCGTTGCTTGTACGTATCACCACGCAATTCAGGATGATCTTCTTGGATCTTTCTTCGCGCTCGCATGATGCTTTCAGGATGATGAATTTCCTTGTTCGTCAGCTTGTTCAGAAGTTGAAGTGCAGTCATCTGTTTGTCACAGTTGATCTGATGCCACCATACAACAGAAATCAGTTTTCTGTAATCGTCACGATAGACTGCTTTCCTGTGCAGCATTGCTTTCACTATTTCTTCGCAGTCAAGAATTTTCATGATTTCAAGTTAAAATGATTTGTATTTCACCTTTTTCGGCAATCATATACCCACCATCCAAATTAAATTCAAAGCCTTGTTCAGAATACTTATTGAGCCTTGCAGCACTATAATAACCTTGAAATTTTATCTGCCCGATGTACGTGGTTATCACATAGAAATCATCAGCATCAATGTCGCTGTTCAATAATTCTGTAAGTTGTTTAATTGTGTTTTTCATATCTCGTTGTTTGTTTGCATCAGCTAAAGTACAAAGAACATTGACACGTGCAAATGTTTTGTGCAATTATTTTCACTTTTCTTTGTTTTTGTGCTTGATGATCGCTTTTTGCAGCAGCTTCATTTCAAGATTTGTCAGACATATCACATCATCTGCATCACTTTTGCTTTGGCTGTTGATCAGTCTTTCTGTTGCTTCTGAAGCCTTTTCAGAAATCAGCTTCAGCGTAGGGTTCTCTACGTTGTATGGATTCATTGTCATAGTTTGAATTCTCAAATCGTGTACATTCTTTGTTGAAGAAAAGTTCAATGTCACCACAAGCACCGTTTCTGTTCTTTGAAATCAGAACGTATGCTTTGCCGCACAATGAAAGATCATCTTGATCATAGTATTCAGGTCTGAAGATGAATTCCACTATATCAGCATCTTGTTCAATTGCGCCACTGTCACGAAGGTCTGACAGCATTGGATGCTTGTCACCGCCACGACTTTCAACTGCTCTTGATAACTGACTAAGAACCACAACAGGCACATCCAATGACTTTGCCAACATCTTCAGTGATCGTGATATTTCACTGACTTCATTTTCTTTGCTTCGACCACGATCAACCTTGTGATTGATCAACTGCAAGTAATCGATGTACACAACATCAAGTGCACCTTTCATCTTCAGCTTTCTGCATCGTGTTTTGATAGCGTTCAATGAATAGACATCATCCACGATCATCAGATTGTCGTTGCTCAAATATTCCTCTTGGTCATAGTATGCGTTCCACTGTTCAGAAGTCAAGCTGCCATTCCTGATCTTGTTCAATTGAATTCCAGTGTGAACACTGACAAGACGCTGCATCAACTGTTCGCAACTCATTTCAAGACTGAAGAAGACCACCTTTCTGTTGTCTTCAAATGCCATGTGCTTTGCTTCGCACAATGCTTGTGATGTTTTGCCCATTGCAGGACGCGCTGCTTTGATGATCAGATCAGAATTCTGTCTGCCACCGTATATTCGGTCAAGATCTTCAAAGCCTGTCAGCAGACCTGTCATGCCACCGCTATTGCTTGCGTGCTTCATTTTACGCTTGACCTCTTGAATCAGATCAGCGTTGCTTTTCTTCTTTCCAAAGTCAACCATACTGACAACACGTTCAGCTTCTGACATGATGTGATCATTCGTTTCAAATGGATCTGCTTCAGGATCGTTTGATTTCAACAGAATTTCAGAACCAAGTTTCGACTGTTCTTTCCTGATTTCTTTTTCTTTCAGCACCCTGCAATGATCAATGAAAGCATGACCTGAATTCAGATCGTCAATGATTGAAAGAATGTCAAAAGTGTGTCCTGCTTTGTGAATCTGCTCTTGCAGCAGAATCAGCGTGATGTCAAGATCACTGTTGAACATCTTTTCAAATGCTTCAAATATTGCTTTTTCTTCGCGTCCAGTAAACGTGTTTGCTGACAGTATTTCATTCACGTTGAAATAATTATCAGGGTTCAAGATCAATGCACCGATCACTTGCCGTTCGATGTTCATATCAGATTTGGTTTCCATGTTCCTGCTGTTTCAGTTGTTTTGTTTGTTGGCAGATCTTCATCTTGCCATGTTCTGTCTTTCAAGTAGTTCAAAGGCTTCTTTCTGAATTTGATGTCAGGTGTTGCTGCAACATATTTCGGAACGTGCAAAAGTATTTTTTTATGTTCAGAAGAATCTATGTCAGACCATTCACGTTCACACTTGTGCAAGTCCATCTTCTTGTTGTAGATCTTGAAGAATGTCACAAAGTCTTCGCCTTGTTTTATTATATCATTATCACTTACAGTATCAGTAACACTTACAGCTTGATTTGCTTGCGTTTGCTTAACAAAAGAAGCATTTGCTTGATTTGCTTGCGTTTGCTTGCCGCCTTTGCGACCTGCTTCAATTCGCTTCGCTTTGATTTGCTCATATTTTTGCAAGTCAGCTTTCAATGATCGTTTGATTCCTTCAAATGCCAGTTCAGTGATGAAATCAGATTCAGGGTTTTCATCATTAACATACGCAAGAACGTGTTTGATCAGCTTGCCTGCTTGTTCATCGCTTAGTCGTTCCCATGTTCCGCGTTGATCACAATACAGAATGAATGATTTCTTGTCTTTTGCCATGATTTTTAAATATCACGAAAGGCTGCGCTGACAACGCAGAAGAACAGGTGTTCACTAACAAACAAGCGTCTGTTCCTACTTCCTTTCGTGAATTTGTATTGTGTTTCATGTTAGTGATTTCAAGCACGTTTGTCAGACGCACTGTGCAAATGTAGTTAAAAAAGTGAAATCTGATTTTGTGCAACGTCTTTCCAAACAGTTGATTTGAATTTGATGATGTCTGTGTCATCTGAAGATTTTGCTCCAATGTACTTGTAAGAATATCCTGCACGCTTCATCAACTTTCGACCTGATGTGTCATCTGGCGGAATTTTACCGTTTGATGATGTTGCTGACCAATTTTCATTCTTTTCCATGAATTTACCAAGTGCAGGTGACACAGTTCTGACATACATCACATGATCTTCAGCAGCGTATAACGAACATAGGTAGTTGAATGACTTTGTGCCAATGCCTAATCCTTGAAAGTCAGGCAGTATCACCATTCGTGATAGTCTTCTTGTTTTTGCATCACCAACGCCAGGAAATGGAAGAATACCAAAGAAGCCAATGTGCTGTCCGTTCATTGATAGCACAAATGTTTCTGCGCAAGGATTAAGATCTTCGGTCAGATAGTGATGTTGTTTGAATAGGGTCCAAGCTTCATATCGGCATCGAAAAATCTGAAGTTCAATTTTTGGTCTTGATTGCCGAAGACATGACGGTCTTTCGACACGCCCTTTCAGTGGTGAATATGTCCAATCAGGGTTCAACCATTCCATAATATCGAAATGACAAGAAGCAAGAATGATTTTCTTGTTTTCGCGTCTGATGTATTTCTGCAATGCGTTTGACATTGACTTTGCCACATCACGATCAACCACAGATGTGTATTCATCAATCAAAATGACATCATTTGAAGACGCTTTGCCTACTTTATACGCTAACGCTGCGCGATATTGTTCGCCATTGCTTAACGTGTGAAAGGGGCGCAGCCACGCAGGCACAGAACATAGTCCCATGGCTGTTAGCAGAAAGGTTGCCTGTTTTGGTTCAAGCCAATCAAAATTACTGATCAATGACTTGTCTTCTGAAAAGTTGTCTGAAGTCAGATCTCCAAATTCCTTCAAAAGCGTTGTCTTTCCTGTTCCTGAACCACCGTATATGACACCGATATTCCAATCAAAAGTTCTGACAGCGCCAAAATTCATTGGAATTTTCACACGTGTTTCTTCTGTGTTCTCAATGTCAAACTGTTCAAAAACATATTCAGTGAATTCATCATGCGTGATTTTGTTTGATCTTTCAATGTACTTCATACCGCTGCGCCTTCAATGTCAAGAAAAGAATTGATGCGATTGATGTCTTCATCATATTCGTGAAATTGCGCTTCTATTTCAAGAAAGCGTTCATACATTTCTGTCTTGTCGCGTCTTCTAACAATTTTCTTGATCGCTTCAAAATGTTGCTGAATGATTTGTTGTTCTGTTTTCATGTTTGTTGTTTTTGTTTGTGTCAATTCTTTTATATGATTGTGAAAGTTTCTTCATTTGATTTTTAGTTACAAACTGAACAGATATTCCTTTTTCTTTTAGTTCGTGGTAGTGCTTGTAATTTGTTGTCTTGATCATTTTATTTCGTTTGTTCACTGTAAAGGTACACATATCATTGACACGTGCAAATGTTTTGCAGCTTTATTCAATCAGATTCTTCAAATAGTCAATGATCTTTTGAATGATGGTTCTTCCATCTTGCTGTGCTTCATAGATTACAACAGCACCTTCAACACTCCACACCTTCTGTGCGAAGACATAGCATGACACATGACTGTCATCGAATGGTGTTCCATACGTGAAGCCATCTTTCACTGCTTTGATCAGATTGTCAAGATCAGGCTTCTGTTCGTGCAGTCTTCCATTCATGTATTCTTTTCGCTTCTTTGTCCATGACTTAGGCATTGGCATGTGAAACGTGAAACCCATTGCTGAAGGAAGCTTCTTCATGCCTTGTGAAAGTAGCTTGTACCTGATCGCATCACGATATGCGTGATACTTGACAACAACAGGACGCTTCTTCCAAATATCGCGCTGTGTCATACGTGGTGCAGGAATTGGATCAATGTCAATTCTGTATTCTTTCATGATGTAGCTGCTGTCAAGATTTCTTCTATCAATTGCAATGGAACAAGTGAACGTTCAAAGCTTCCTTTTCTTCCTTGTGTTCCTGTTCTTGCACCACGTCTTGCAGAAGCATGATGACAATGCTTGTCAATGATGTTGCCATCAGCATCATACTTGTAATTCTTGCACATTTCACGTGGCTTCCAATTTGTGCAGTTTGTCCAAATGTCAGTTGGTTTTGCGCGTTCATCACCGTATTGACAATACCAAACTGTGTGACGTGTGAAGCGTTTCATCCATTCCATGTGACGCAAGTTGCCACGTGGATTTTCTATCCAAAACACAAAGTCAGGATTTCTTTCAATCCAATGGTCAAGCATTGCAATGCAGTGCTGATTGACACGATCACACTTGAACGCATATTCAGATTTTGGTGACTTGTCCATGTGTCTGTGCGTACTACATGCAGCGATTGAATAAGACGTGCAATCGAATGACAACCACGCACCATCAACATCTTCAGGAAAGTCTGAAGGTCTAAGCCATTCAGCATCCATCTAAATGTCAATGTTTTCATAAGCTGTCCAATCTGTTGAAATGACTTCATGACCTGCTGCTTCAGCTACACGCCCAAAGCACCGACCACCTGCAAAGAATTCAACGAACTTCATCTTGCTTTTTCTCAATTCTTTCAAGTTCTTTGAAAACACTTTTTGTTCTTCAAAAATATTCATGATGAATGATTTCTTTCTGATTTCAAATAGCTGATGTTGGTTCTGATAGCATCGACAATCTTGTAGCCGCCATCCATGATTCTTCGCAGTTGATACATTTCAGGGTGCGCCACGTGCGCTTCATTGGTTGCCCTTGACACGCTTGAACCCTCTTTCACAAGGTTGAAGATCTTCTGTTCAAACATATCATGTGATGTGCTTCTGATTGATTCAAGAAAGAACAGCAGACCAGTGATCTTCTGAAGTAGCATTGACAACTCATTTCCATCTTGAAGATCTGATTTGTAGTACAGATTGACATACGTGTTCAAGTCTGTGATTTGCTTTTCAAACTTCATTTGATCTGCAAGTTGAATCGTTCTTCAATCTCATAACCTTCAACCATCTGATCAGCTTTCAATGCTGCTTTGATCTTGGTCAGATTCGGCTTCTTTGTTTCAGGAACAACGGTGCAAAGTTCTTCAGGAATCACAGCATCTGTGTCGGTACAAATGACACCTTCTGATCGTCTGAAGTTGATGGTCATGATTGCAATTTTTACTTCATTTATTTGGAACAAGTCCATTGCTCTGTGAATAGTGTCTTTCAGTCTTTTGATCTTGTTGTTCTTTGCTTTTTTTATCGCTTGCAGACGCTTGATTTCGTCATCAATAGCAGACACATCAGCATCTTCATCTTTGATCACGTAAGCGTAGGCAATCGCCTTTGACTGAAGTTCTTGTTCGTTGATCATCAGTGCTGTTTCCAATTCTTCTGTCAGTTCGCCATCTGATAACTGATTCGCGATTTTCAGATATTCTTCTTCGATGTTGTAAAGTGATTTCTTCATGATATTCTGTTTCTCTTATTTGTTCAAATAGTTGTTTGCTCATTATCCTAAAACTTCATCCATCAAAGTTTCTTCATTATTTCTGCTGATGGCATATTTCTTCTTGATGTCAGCCATCGCACCACCATCTGCAAGGAATTTGACTGCTGCTGTCCATTCTTGCGTGTTCGGGTTCAACCACTTTGTGTCAGACTTTGATTTTGGCTTTGCAGCTTTCGTCTGTTCACCACTTGCGTCAATGTCCTTGTCAGTGATCAATCCAAGCAGTGCAGAAATTTGATACCGTTTGAAGTAAGTGATCGCAGAACCAAGAACTTGAAAGTCATTCATTCCTTTCAACTGCACACCTTGTGGAATTTCGCTTTCTGAATGAATTGTTTGTTCGGTTGCGATATGGAAAACAGTGGTGCTGACCTGCTGACTTTGAACTGATTGATAATATCCAAGACCATGCTTTGCAAGTATTGGATTGATTGTGCTGAAGATCTTCTTCAAGTTGGCATAAGTGTAGCCGTAGCCTTCCGTGTCTTGATGTATCACAGGACATTCTTGCTGAAATGCTGATAATGCTTTGTATAGATCTTTCATGCTTTCTTATTTTGAAGGATTGAACGCGTCTGATAGTGTGTCAAATAATGAAGCAGCTTCAAGCCACACAGCACCGTTGTCATTGTTTGATATGAACAACTGCCATTGACTGTTGGTGATTTCTTTTGACTGCACCTGAAGCACTCTACACAGTTCGCCAAGCGTTTGTTTGTCTGTATGCACTGTTTTGTATTCTTCACCAATAGTGTTCAGCGTACTGATCACCTTCTGTGCAGTTAGCCGCGCATTGACAGACATTCGCTGCTTGCTTTCGGCTGTTCGTTGTGTAAAAGTATTGACGTTCATTGCTTTTGTTTTGTTTTGTTGTTAGTTTTGAAGTTCTGAATAGTTTGGCGTTGTTCTTGACGCCCTTTCTGTTTTGTTTGTTGTGCAAGCGTGACTTAGGTTGCGCTTGCTTTTTTTATGCTTCGATCAACTGAACACCTGCATCTTTGAGCAAAGCACGTGAAGCTTTCAGAATTTTATCATGACGTTTATCCCAATGCTTAGTTGTTCCTTGCAGTGTTCTGTACACGACATAGTAATTCAAATTTGTTGATGCAGCAAGCGCACGCACACCACCACTTGGAAGTGCTTTGTTTATTCTTCGCAGTTCAATGTTGCTTTCTTCTATGCTTTCTTTGTTTCGCATTTCTGTTGTTTTTAGTTCACTGTAAAAGTACAAATTATTTTGCAAAGATATTCTTTTTCTGTGTTTAATCGTCAAGATGATTTGCTTCATAATTGTCATCGTCACCGATTGACTGAACGCTTTCTTGATGCGCTTCTGCTGCAAGTCTTGCAATCTCTGACATTGGATTTTCAGTGATGTCTGCAAGCAGATCATGAAGCTGTGTGTCATCGTCAAGACTGATCACGTCAACTTCAAATTCGCTTTCTTCTGCATAACCTGTGACAGTCATTCTAACACCTTTGAATGTGATCGTTTCTGTTGAATAGTTGTGTGGTCTTCTCATGTTTGTTTCGTTCAATACGTTTCTAACGCCTTTCAGATCTAAGTTGTCAATCAGGTAGTCTGACATCATTGCTGCTTTAAATATCGTTTGACAGCGTTCCAAAACTTCACTTCATCTTGGTAGTATTTTGTGCGCTGTGGTGTGTAGCTAAGATCACCAACGAAATCAAGATAACCATCTGTTGTGTAACGTTCAATAGTCAAAGTGCTTTTACTGATGATAACCTTTGATCTGTTCATCACTATTTGCTGAAGTGACTTTGTGCTTTCTTGTATTTCTTTTAGAGTTGTCATGCTTTCTGTTTGTTTGTTAGGTCAAATGTATATCATAGAAAGTTACTATGCAAGCTTTTTGTGAATTAATTTGCGTTATAAGCACAAATTTACGTGTTACACGTATTAACTTATAAGTTAAATGATTGAATTTTGACTGCTATCTGACACTGAAACCTGTTCCAATACCAACAGCAACACCACCGACAAAAGCACCTGAACCGATCAGCAGCTTTTCAGCATTGTTCTTGAACCATTCTCTGATGGCTTTATTCTTTCGCTGACGCAGTTCTTTTTTGGTCAGTTCGTGTTGTTCATCTTTGACTTCAATGATGCTGTCAGTGGCTTCAATGATCTTGTCTTTTGCATCAACCTTCTTTTGAAGTTCAGCGTTCTTTCCTTTCAGGTCTATGATCTGACCTTTGTGAATTTCATTCTGCATGTCAAGTTCTACTGTCAGCAGTGCTTGTTGTTCTGTGATGCAGTAACGTGTCTGTTCTTCATACCAAATGACAAGAACATCATCTTGTGAAAACGCGTTGAAGTGCGTCAACAATAGCAAGACTATCACCTGAAAGCAATTGAACTTCATCATGTGTGTTGTTTAGTTGTTCATCTTTTACACCAAGTGCAATGTCAAAGCTATCAATTCGCAAGTCAATCAGCTTCAGACTGTCCTGATAACTTGCAATGATGCCATTGAAATGATCTTCTTGCTTTTGCAGTTCTTCTGTTTTGGCGCGTTTTAACGCTTTCAATTCTTTTTTCTGTGCAAGACCATCAGACAACAAAGAAAGTGCAGCAGATGCGAAAAGAAGTGCTATGACAGCAATTATGATCACCATCCACCACTTCTGTATGAATTCAATGACTTTCAATATGACCAAATCGAAGGTCTTGGTTGAAGATCATTGTCTTCAATCGTGTCAAGATGTATGAAACGACCTGAACCTTTTTGCTTGAAGCCAATACCTGTGAACCCTAATTCAACAGCCAACTTCAAAAGCTGATATGCTTCTTTTCTGCTGATGGAAATGTCACACGCTTTTCCTGTTGGATGCGCACCGTTCTTTCTTGACTTCTTTGCTTCAATAGGGTGCGTGAAATCACGAAAGCCTGAAGTGATCTTCATAGGCTTACCATACGCTGTGCGCAGTGATTGCAGCTTTGACATGAACGAATGCTGCATTTCATTCTTTCCTGAATGCTTGCAGTCAAATTCAGACTTTGTAAAATTCGCGTACAGATCAAAATTAGCTTTCATCTTCTGAAGTTTTGTTGTATGTATAAGCATTAGCAGCACCGAAAAGACCGATCAATGAAACCATTCCTGCAATGTATTCTGTTGTTGTCATGCGTGGATACATTTGCACATACGACATGTCAAAACAGATGTCTTTATAGTCAAGCACCATCAGAACAGTTATTTGAATGAACTGTATCAAGTACACAACTGTCAAGACGATCATCACCAACAGCGTTGCGTTGCTTTTTCTTCCACCTTTTCGCAGTTCACTTATCATTCTTCAAAGCTTCAAATCTGTCATCAATATACTGAATTGCTTGATTGTGCTTCTTATCAATGCGCTCGTTTGTGTAGTTCAATTTATCCTTCTGATGTTCAATGTCAAGAACGATCTTCGTGACTGCAAACGTTGCTGACACTGCAAAGAAAACAACTGCAATGATCTGACCTGTGTTCAGACTTTTTTGCTTCAGTATGTCTGTGTCAGGCATTTATCAGAGTTTGAACTTCATCCACGTAAGCAACGCAGCGATGGCAGATTGAACACCCACAAAAATTCCCACTGCTTTTTCTTTGTGCTTCTTGTCGCGTCTAATATAAGCTGAATTATCTTTAACATCATGGATTAAACCACGTTGCTTCAATTCTGCATTTCCGATTAGTGCCGTTTTCACTTCTTTGAAATCGGTCTTTAATACTGCCATGTCTTGCTTTAGCTGTTCCATTTCTTCTTCGCTCATGATGACACCGTTCCAATGGTTATGTTTCTGAATTTAAACTTCGTATTTCTTCAAATCTTCCAAAACCCACGCTTCAACATCTTTGTCAGTCCATTCATCTGTATTTGGAAAGCCATCAAGCTGTACGCCATACAACTTCGTGCTTTCAGTTTCAAGCGTTATTGTTACAGAACCAACATCACAACCGATTGTGTACTTCGGTGAATAGTTTGAAATGGTTGGATCTTTTATTTCAACGTTGAATTGTTCAAATTTATAAGTTGGCATGATTAAAGTTCTGAAGTGTTAAAAGTTCGCGCTATCAAGTATTCAGTGTTAATTGTTTTCGTTCTGTTAAAAATAGGGGTTGAACCACCACCTGCCACACCTTCCCACGCTTGCGCTGTGTTGGATGGGTAAGTAGTTGACGAATTTAATAGCCCGAATGTTATGTTGAATGGTGAATAGTTTAATCTTGATGTGGAAGATAAGTCCAAAATCTGGGCGTATTGTCTAATATTTGGCAGATACCAGCCACTTGTAAAACTACCCACGCTGAACGAAGTGCAATTAGTGATGGCAGTAGCCCACGGAGTTGCAGATTGCTTGACAACATACCATCCTGTAACGTTGTTTGTTGTTTGGTCGTAAGTACTCCAATCTATGGCTATGTTATTAGCATAGACTTGTGTACCTAGTTCATCAGTAAACCTATTGGTATTTCCAAAGTAGTTGTTTTCGTTTAAAGTTGTAAAATCAACTTCCCTACCTTCTTGCAGATCACCATCATCACCAGTTGCATAGCTTACGGTCTGACCTGTTTTAAGTTGTGCCGCTGTACTTCCACACGCTGATGCAGGAACATCCCAAACCGATCCATCCCACGAACCAACAGGCGCACCGCCTTGCTGAACATCAATATCAACTGAACCTTCAGCCACAACATCACCTGTTGCACCTAAACTATCACCGTTTATTGTTACCGTTGCATCCGAAACAACAGAAGGATTTGCAGCCGTTCCAACGTCTGAAGCTGCTGAATTATGTATCTGCTGATTGTGCGTTCCTTCTGCAACTGTTGGTTCAGATATGTCAACACCATTGACTTCATTTGAACTGTCACCGATCACTGAAGGATTTGCAGCAGTACCAACATCAGTACCTGCTGTGTCGTGAATTGATTGGTCGTATGTTCCACCACTTGCAACTGTTCCAACATCAGCACCGTTCACTTGAACTGTTGCATCAGCACACGCACACAGCGCATCAATCAAGCACTGTTCTTGTTCAGATGTAAGTCTATCACGAACAGCAGCTTTGCAGAAGTCAAACGTCTTCAAGATGTCCTGTTCTATTTCATCACATTCAGTTAATAGACAATCTTTGTCTGCAACAAGATCAACGTCAATGTCAATTGATCCAAAAACAACTTCATACTTTGGTTCAAAAGTTCCTGTGTTCGCTGTTTCTTCATTCCACACTTCTTGCGCGTTTCCGTTCGCTGTTGGTGCGCTGACAGTTACCTTATTCACTTGAAGCTGTGTCTTCAGATCACCATCATCAAAATTGAACTGCTTGACAATCGTTTCACGAATTCTGTCAAATGAATACGCATCATCCTGTGTCAGCTTGCTTCTGTTCACACTGAACACCAAGCGCAAAGGAATTTTCACATCAACTTTCTTTGATGCCTTGTATTGATTTTCAACAGGTTCTGTTTGAATTTCATCACGCAGCCGCCAATAAGAAACACCGTTGAATGCGTCAAAGTCTATTGACTGCCATTCACCATTGCTGATGTATTCTTTCGGACTGATGCGCGTGTCATCTTCTTTGTCACTTTCTGCTTTCAATTCACACAAGCAGCGCGTCATGTCAAAATAATTCAGAAGACTAAGCTTCAAATTCAAATATGTGATTATTGCTTTAAGCATTTCTTGAAATTACTTCTTTTGGAACAACAGCTTCAGACACTGCAAGCAGTGCGTGTTGGCAGTTATAACCGCCACGTGTTATAAAAATAGTTTTTTCGTTCGTGCCTGCCATCATGCCTGCCCATCCTTTGTTGGTCTTGCACTTTCCAAGCTTTTCTTTTCGACCCCACGCTTCAACTTCTTTTCTGTGAAAATATTTGCCGTTTCTTTCACGACAAAAGCAGCGTGTAGTTTCTATCAGACCACCTGTGAAAAGATAATAGTCAAGACCTAACTGATCAGCAACAGCGTTTGACACTGAAGCATCTGACAGCGCAAACGTGTCTGACACGATCTGTCTTGTTGATCTAAGCAAACGACCATCTGTGTCATTGCTTCCAAGAACAAGCGTTCTGAATGTGTTGATCAGATCTTTACGTGTTGCACCTGATGTGACACTGTTTGCAAGTTCTTGACGCATAGGATTTGTCAGAAGATCATCAGTGCTGTTCAATAGACTTTCAACAGCAGCAACTTTTCGTTCATTCAAAATGTCATCTGCTATTGCAGGAACTTTGAAATCTTCAACTACTTCACCAAAGTACTTGTAATTGATGTCAGCCTGTGTGTCAAATTCTTTCAGCAATCCTGACACTGCATCTTCAAATTCATCATCTGTCAGAACATCTTTGATGCTGTCAACAACACCTTCAATCTTTGTCAGATTTGTTTTGTTTGTCACAAGACTTCCACCACTGAATTCAAGTTCATTCAGAAGTCCAATGATGTCATTGAACTTCGATTGTTGAATTCTGATCATGTCAGCAGCAAACGCATCAGGAATGCTTTCAAGCCTGTTTGTTTTCTGTTCAATCAGTTTCCGTATAGTGTCGCTGAATAATGCCATCAGTTACCATTGACAAGACGTTCTGCTGTTTTTCTTGCACGCTTTTCAATGACATCTTCAGGTGCTTTTTGCTTTGCTTTTGTCACAAGCTTTTCAACCTGTTTGTCAATATCCAATGACAAGAAATCTTCTTCTTCAAATATCAATTCATTGATCAATGTGAATGCGCTGTCATGCAACACGATTTCCCACGCTTCAACAATGTTCTGTGCTTTACGCTGAACAATTTCTTCTGATGTCAGTGTCAGCAATCTGTCTGATGTTGTTATCAGTTCAGACACACGTGCAGTGTCACGTTCTGCGAAGAAACGTGTTCTGATGTACTGATGTATTAATGTATTGACTATGTGTGTTGGCGCATTCGCTTCACGTGCTGTTCTGATGTCTTCAAGAACGTCTGCTTCTGTTCTGAAGTCAAACGTTTTTGGATAGGTCAGTTTTGCTGTTTCAATGTTCTTTCCATAACGCACATCACCGATCACATCAAGCAAGAACTGAAACACATCAAATGTCTGATCACTGTCAGGCTGCACAAATGCGAACATTGCCTTCATGTCAATGATCTTTCCAAGTGCAGTTTCATTTTCATTGCCTTTCACCTTGCTGTCAGAAGTATGAATGTGCAGCATTTCACGTGCCTGTGCTATCAGTGAAGCTGCTTTCTGATCTGTGAAGTCAAGTGTGTCTGTTTCAGGTGAAACAAATCCAACAGGTGTTGGAAAAGATGTGTCACCTTCATCTTGTCCTTCTTTTGGCTTCAGCAAGTACGTTGACATCACTGATGTTCTGACTTTCATTCCTGAACCTTTACAAGAAGGACACAACTTCATTTCACCGTCTTTCGTTGCAATGCGTCCATTGTGACAAGTTGAATTGTCTGCATCTGTGAAGTCACAGTTGTCACCGATCTGCCATCTGAAAGGAAAGCACACATTCGCGATTGCTGCGTTCAGATAGTTTGAATAAAGCAACGACCAATCCAATGGATCAACGCTGAAATAAAAGCGTGAAGTGTAATAGATTTCATCTGACTTCAGGATCTTTGGAACACCTTTCATCTTCTGACATGGAAAGTATTTCAGATCGTGTGCAAATATGATGTTCAAATTGAACGTGTTGTCAATGAAGTTGCCTGTCTGTTCGATCTTCCAAATGTTTGTGTCATCATAGAAATAGAACACACGACCGATCTTCATCGGTTGGTTGTAATACTGAACAACTGAACGTTCAGTGCTTTCAAACATTGCATGTTCATTCCATGTCCATTCAACGACCTGTGCAGATGAATAGAATTTTGGTTGTGGTTCTAATCTTTCACGATCATCAACCACTTCTTCACCATCATCTTTCACAACAGTTTTCGGTTGCTTCAGATCAAATGTCATGACACCATTCGCATCATTTGCGCGAAGTGTTGGAACAAGGTCTTTCACATATCGTTCAACAGATTTGAAAACATCGATCTGTGTTGTGATGTAGTGTTTATAGTCTTGTTCTTCAGCAGATGTGTCACTGAATTCAATTGACCAATTGTGATCATTCAAGCCACGTGAAGTCACAGATAGATAGTCCATGAAAACAGGGTGCGTGGTGTTCTTGTAATTGTTTTCTATGTATTCACTTTCTTCTGCATTCTGATTTGGCGCACGATGCTTGAAAAGTTCAGCAGGATACTTGTCAACTTCAGAATGATTTGCAATTCTGTTGACCTGTTTCACAGCAGCTTGATACCCTTCATAATAATCAGGAACACCCTTCCATTCAGGTTGTTTTGTCTTCTGATTTATGATGTACAGATCTTTAGACTTTGCAAGTACATCTGCAAGAATAAGTTCTATTTCATTTTGATCTTTCATGCTGCCTTTGCTACAATATAGAATTCTTCAAGATAGCTTCTGCGTCCTTTCTTTCCACCACAACAGGCTTTGATCTTTGTATGTACAACTTTCATGCGTTCAACAGTTTATTCATTTCAAATTGAAAGGTGCGATTGAATTTGGTTCGTTCACCATTTGTGAAGCCGAAAACATCACCATATTTCTTTTCAATTCCTTCAAGCTTGTTCAGATTGTCAATGCGTTCAACATACAACAATGGATTGACTTTGACAGGCATTGAACCTTTTGGCGCACTGTTGCTGCTTTTGCTGATGTTCACATTTGCAAATTCACTTTGCAGATTGTTCGTCATGCGAAGATTCACGCGTGATGCGTTGAAGCCTTGCTGCTGTTTCAATGCTTTGTAATTCTTGTAGTATGAAGTCTTATGTGCTTTGCCTGACTGAAACTTGGTCTTACCTGACTTGCCTTTGTGCGTTCCTTTTCTTCGCAGTTGATCATCAGAAGCATATATTTCACGCTTGGTGTCATAGCTTCCAATTCTACCTGCTGAAGCATTCAGACCAACATGAAAGATGCGATTGATGCGCAGCGCATGAACGGTCTGCACAGCGATCTTATATGGAAGATTGTCTGTCTTCATTTTGCGCGTGATGCCTTTCAGCTTCGCTGCAAATTGTTTTGTTGTCAGTTCAGCCATACAACAGTGAATTTCAGAACATCACCAACCATCGAAGTCAGAACTTCGCGTGTCTTGGTTTTGATATGTTTCTTCTTCGTTTTCATGGAAGACTTGTCACAGACTTTCGTGTCTTTCTGCACGTAAAGCAAACACCATCTGAAGGTGCTGAAATGTTCTTCAATGTCATTGACATTTGCTTTTCATAGTCTTCATGATATTTCATCATGCGTTCTTCGTTCTCTTTCTTATTGATCGCTGTCTTACTGTTGAAACGATCAGTGTTGAAGATTGAAAATTCCATGATCAATTCAGCCGTTCTGTATAGAATAGGCATCCCAAGCAGATTTCTTTGACTGCACAACCAATTCTGATTGTCACAGCTTAGACTGAAATTGATTGACAGACCTGCTGTGTCATTCGCGCTGTCAATGTTTGCAAGGATTGGATCAGATGCTGTTGGCACTGAAATAGAACGTCCTGTGATGAAGCCTGAAAGATTGTATAGACCTTTGCTGCATGTCGTGCAACCTTCACCAATTAACGTTGTGGCATAGTTTGGAATACCTGTTGCATCATACACAAAAGCAATTCTGCGCTTGCGTTTTTCTGCTGTGTAAGTCTTGTCAACATAGGTCTGAACAATTTCACCTGCAACTGATGTCACTGTGATAGTATCAAGCGTTTCACCTGTCATTGTATCTATGACAAGAACTGACACGCTTCCTGTGTAATTCAGATATGTTTCAATGAAACTGACATACAACTGATAAAAGCTTTCACGATTACAGATTTCAAGTTCTATGCCTTTTCGCGTGTTTGCAGCAGCAGCATTTTCTGTCTGTGTTTCATCAAAGAAACCTGCACGCTTGTTTTCAAGTAGTGTTTTTGGAATGTACTGTGAAGCAAAATGTCCTGACATTTCTTCAACAACATTCTTCACCGCAAACTGTATCTTTTCATCAATCAGTTCAGAAGCATCTTCATAGTCTTCTGTGACGTATTTTGACACTTCACCATACTGAACCAAATTATCAAGAAGCAACCCTGAAGAAGCTTCACATCCGTTCTTGTAACTGATCACATTATCAAAGCAAGCCATCTGCGTTGTAAAGTTTTAAGAAAAGGACGATGCACAATGCACCGCCCTTTTTGATTTCTGACTTTCGTCTTTTACGAATTGTCAACTTCGATTGCAGCAAACCCTTTCACACCATCAAGGTGATCACCTGTTTGATACATATCGTCAGGAAGCGCAACAAGCTTAGTTGTCGCAACAACTGACACCTGAATTGTTCCACAGTCATGCTTGATGCTGATGTCGTAAGGAATACCTAAACGACCATACACAACACCATAACTGTTATTTGCATCTTGCTTTCCGAAAAGACCTGTCCAACGGTTGTAGTGAAGCACCTGAAGTGATCCGTTTGCAACCATCCAACTGAATTCATCACCGCCTGCTGCATCTGCGACATATCGGTCATAAACTGAAGCCAATCCAAAACGCTTCTGCAAATCGCCCAAGTCAAGACCATAATCAGCACAGCAACCTGACTGAATTTGTTCTAAATAGTGATTTAACTGCATCCCACCAACGATTGTTGATGCACCGAAATTTGAAATTCTTCCTGCTGCCTTGATAGACTGCATTGAAGAAGGAAATGGTGCAAATGTGCTTGATGGCTGCAATGTGCGAACTTGCGCAACATCAGAAGACATTGTGATGTGTGGCACACCTGAAATATCAGAAGACCATCCACCAAGAAGTGCAGCCGCTTGTGTTGCATTCTTGTTGTTCACAGCAGTATCAAGTGCTGCAATCATCTTTGCAATTTGATCAGCAAACCAATTTTCGTTGTCTTCACAACTTGACTTCAAATCTTCAACATCAAACTTTTGGTCAAATGCTAAATTCTTGGTTGTGTCAATTGTGTATTCTTCAGAAGTGTTTCCACGTTCTGTTGTTGCAGCGCAGTAATCTGAAACGTTTGTGCTGACTTCGCTTTGAAGAATTCTAGGCTGATAAGTCAGTTCAACATTTCGCACTTTTCCTTTTCCATTTGACACTTGAAATGCCAAACCATTTTTATTCAATGGTGACATCAAGAATTCTGAAAACGGAATTGGATCAATGTAGAAACGCGCAGCATCATTTGCAAAAACATTATCCAATCTATCTTGAAGATTTGGACATGCTACTAATGTACTAGGAGTATAGGACATGATTAATTTTTTTATCTACTCATGCACAGCATATTCTTTTGGCTGCTGTAACGTAAGCCACGAAAAACCATTATCATGTCAGGTATGGTTCGACCTGCGTATTTGATCGCTATTGACAAATGTAGTGAAAAATAACGCACAAAAAAAGACTGTGCAAATTGCTTCACACAGTCCTTTTGTATCATGAAGGTCATGAAAACCCTTCAAGATACCTGTCAACCAATGTCAGGAAGTTTTCAAACGTGGCTTCATTGATGGTGCAGATCGTGGATTAAGTGCCACACCTTCAGAAGATTTTTGCTGATTGAACTGCTGTGAATTGTCTTCAGATGATTTTGGATTTGGAACTTTGTTTGGATCGACCTTCTGTGTCAGATTGAATTCTTCTGCTTTCATATCATAGACAGCTTTCGGTTCAAGATATGCACCATGCTTTGAAGGATCTGCAATCCTGTGTCCTTCTGTGTCATATATCTGAAGCGTCTTCTTGTCATCGAATTCAAGCTTGTAGTTCTTATTCATGTGTGCGTGATAGCCTTCAATTTCAAGTGGCTTTGCAACTTCAGAGAACTTCAATGACTTATGCAATGCACCAACTGCTGTTGACTTTTCAAGACTGACTTTGTATTCGTCAAATTCTTTTTCTTTGCCTGTCAGCTTTGCGGCAAGATCATCCTTCATCTTGCGTTCATCTTCAAGTGAAAGGTTCAGCTTGTCAAATCTTGACTGAAGTTCTGTCATTGCTTCATTTGGCTTCTTCTGCTGCGCTGTCAGTTCATCATACTTTGAAGACCATTGTTCATTCAGCTTTGCTGTGACAAGTCTTGACAGTTCAGCAACATCTTTCTTTGTGTCATCTTCAGACAGATCAATGTTGTTTTCTTTTGCAGTGCGCTTCAGTTCTGTTGCAAATTTGCGTGTGAATTCACCTGCATTTGCTTTCTTCACATCAGGATGATCAGCAGCCTGATCTATCTTCACAAAGTCATTGTCAAAGATCTTCTTGTAATCTTCAATCGTTGCCTTTTCACCAAGTGTTATTCCTTGATATTTCAGAACGTCTGCTAGTTCAATTTTGTTTTCTTCAGCCATTTTATTTGTTGTTTTCGTTTAAGTATTTCAAAAGTGTGCTTCTGTTTCTGTCTTCTGTTTCAAGATCAATCAGTGTCTGAATGTCAATGCTTTCATTTTCTTCAACAGCTTGCTTGATAGACTTGATTGAACCTTCAAGAAGTGCTTCATAGTTCAGCGCATCTTGATTGACTGTTTTGGTCTGCGTGGCTTCGGTTGATCCGTTGTGTGCGTCCTGATCGGTCTGATCTTCTGTGTCATCTTCAGTCTGTATTGGTTCATCAATTTCTTCAGCTTCTTCTTCAAGCACTGTCTTCAAATATGGATACTTGCTGACAAGCAACTGTTCAACAGGTCTGTCAGTGAATGTCTGACCTTCTATCTTCTTCTTCAGATCGATGTCAACAATCATGAAAGGGTTGCTTTCCATCTGCCAATCTGCACGATGTGAAAGAAGAAATGAAATCTGTCTTTTTGCTGTTTTTCCGTTGTTCTTGAAAACGATGTTGATCTTTTCAGTCATGTTTTGATTGTTGTTTAATTGATGTATTTGTCACGCATTATGAATGCAGCTTTGTAGTGAAAATTCATGTTGTGCTGTCTGAAGATAGACAGAAGATGCTTGTTGTAAAATTCTATGAAATCACGTTTGGTCAGCGTCTTTCCTTTGCCATTGCCAAACATAGACATGATGTAATGTTCTTTCACTTCGCGCAGTGGTGCGTGTCTATCACCAAAGAAGATCGGTCTGAATGGAACAGCAGGATCAATTCCTGCACGTACTATTGCACCACCAAGAATTAATTCATCAGGTAGATTTGCACCCCACCTGATTTTCAACATTTCTTTTCTGTCTGCAAAAGTGTTCTTGTTCAATCGCAAAGCATCACGAAACATTGCACCGTTTTCTTTGGTCTTCTTCGCATAATGCCATGAAGACTGCACAGCAAGATATTCATCTGACTTCTTCAGCTTGAATTCTTTCCAAATGTTTTCATTCGTTGCCCAAACTGAATAGTTGATGTCATCGTCAATTTTACCACGACCACGCACATCTGTTGCAAAGTCTTGATCAATTGCATAATACCATTCTTTTAAAGACTTCAGCGCAACCGCATCAACGTCTAAGAACATGTATTTGCTGAAGTACTTGGTTGCTATCTTGTAAACGTTCAGCTTGACGTTGCCTGCATCAAGCGTGCCTTTTGGATGCGTTGTGGCTTCGTCTATTGCATGAAATTTGTCAAAGCATCGTTGATCAGGTAACTGTGACAAACCTGCGTCATGTATCAGCAGAATGTTTGCTGTTGGATCATAGTGTTTGATGCTGAATGCTAAATTATAAGCTGCGTAAAAATATCCGCGCTTTCCGAATGCTGCAAGAACAATGTTCATTTTGTAAAAGTACAACTTTATAACATACAAAAACAAATGCAAACATTTAGTGACTGCACACACCTACTCTATTCAAACATATCAGAATGACATGAATGTTTAGCAAGTATATTCTCTGAATGCCATATCTGAAAGCCGCCTCAATCCATTGTATCTGCTTTCTATGATAGAACTATGTCTATCTACATTCAACACCCTTACTCATTCGTTTGATACAACGTATGTTTTTAAGACCATGTTGACAGCAGGACGTCATTGCATGGATTAGGTGCTTCAATACTTCAAACTGTGACTTGATTTGTTCGCCCTTTAGCAAGTTGCAATCGGTCAGTCAGTACAAACACCGATTTTTTATGAATAGGGTAAAGGTAATAAAAAAAGCACCCCGAAGGATGCTAATTTAAGTACTTGCTAAAGGACTACCCGAAAAAGGTACAACAAATTTACAATTAATATTCAATCAATCACCACCCTGACACAGTTGAATGATCTTCTGTTGTCACTTTACACGTGAAATTTTGCTGTTCCCAATAGTTCAGAAGTGTTTGTGCGTGCCAATTTGACACTTCATCTTCACACTGAACCACCAAGCGTTCATCTTTGCAACATTCAATGCAAGTAACATCTTCGCGGCATCCGTACATTCCAAGAAGTAATATGATCAGAAGTCTTTTCATTGTGTCTGTTTTATCGTTGCCAACCAATAGCATCATCAATCTTTCTGTGTTGATGTCCTATGGTGCTGAACTTTCCTATGTGCTGCATCAATGATGGATTGTGAAGGTACTGATGCAAACCCATCTGATGAACTGCTTCAGGTATTGCATGATCAATCTGCTGATTTGCTTCATAGTTCTTCAAGTGCTGTTGAATGAACGGATGCTTCAGGATCTTGATTGCTGTCTTGCGCTTGAACAGATAACCACCACCCCACGAAGAAGCCCATCCACCGTTGATCTGATGCCACCCTTTTCGATGCGTGAACCCGAAACGCTTTGCAACACCGCGTGGTGTAAAACATGCCAAATAGCCTGTGTATGGATCTCTTTTGAATTGTTGATGTGCTATGCTTAACCAATCTTTAAAGTACAGCATATCGTCTGAAAAGCAGCCTATGACATCAGCATCAGTCTTGCAAAGGTCTTCAAGTGTTCTGTAATAGTGTTTGAAGCAACCTGCATGATCACCAAGATACTTGACATCGAAATCAGTTCTGTGTGTGAATTCATGACCATCAGGATACACAGTCACATTCTTGAAGTCAATGCTGTGCTGTGTCTGTTGGAATGTTTCAACCTTGCGTGGATACCATCTGATGCCGATGTGCGTTTTCATGTTCCAAATTTAGCAAACAAAAAAAGCGATCCGAAGACCGCTTTTCTTTTCTGTATTACTGTGAAATCCTAAGTGAAAACACCTGTTGGTTCAGCAACCACACGTGGATTAAGTTTGTTTTTCCACGAACCTGTGTACACATAACGCATTGCATCAGCATCTGAACCTGTCAGACCACCTTTGAATACGATACCTGTTGCATTCGGCACGATGTAAAGACAAAAATCTTCTTCGTATAGTTTAACCAATAGACCGCCCACTGTTTGACCACTTGCATTGTCAATTGCATCATAAGCATCATGTGAATATTCGTTCACATTGCTATCAATCCAAGACACTGTTCGTTGCACTGTTGAAGTACGTGGTTCACCGCCTGCACGATATGAAGAAGCATCTTGTGGTGCTGCTTCAGGAAGTTCAACAAGTAGTTCTTTGAAAAGAACTGCATCACCTGCTGTTATCAATGCATTCACTTCTGTTCCATCAGTTGGATCAGTTGGCGTGTTTCCGCATGAAAACACAACAACTTCAGCACCTGAACCGTTCAAAAGTTCACCGCAGTCATTCAACACTTGTGGATCTAAAGGATCACAGTTGTATGAAGTACAACCCATGATTATGTTATTTTAAAACATATCCTGTCAATTATGATCAGCATTGACAAGTTGCTGCGTACGATCTTTACAAAGTTAGTAATTTTAAAACATGAAACACAGGCGCATAGTTGTGTGTGGTGCGCAGCGTTCAGGAACTAATATTGCAGCAGCTATCACAGCACACGAAAATGATCTTCCATTGTTCAATGAACGTGATCTTGGATATTCATCTTGTGCAATAACACCTGACGAACATTCTGTGCTGCTTGACTTCATGAACAGCACAGATGAATTTGTTCTTCAATGTCCTTCGTTGAATGTGTTTCTTCCAACTCTGAACGAACGCTTGACAAAACCTGTGTTCATCATTTGGGTGTTCAGATCATTCAATGAAGTGCGTCAAAGCAGACAGCGTGTGAATTGGTCAGGTGAAGAAAAAGAACTGAAGAAGTTCAAACGATATTGGAAGCACATTGCAGCAAAATGTGTTGACACTGTTGCTATGGCAAATATTCTGTATTATGATGCTGTCAGATACGCAACACCATCAAAGGTTGTTGATT